TTCCGCTAGATTGGTGAAGTTTGCGTCGACTTCGTTATTTGTAAGAGGCGAGCCCTTACCCGCTCGGGTAACAATATCAACCATACAACACTACTCCAAAATTTAGCTAACTGTGATCGCCCATGTAATGCTCATGGCGTCATCTGCGCCTTTGTTGACAACAGCAAACACGGTACGGCATAGCATTGTGCCAGCAGAAGCGTCGTTAAATACACCAGCCTCAACCACAGCACCTGTGCCTGTACCAGCTGGGAAGCTAGCAACATAAGTCACAACAGCGCCAGAGGAAGTGGCAGAAGTCAGGGCAACGCGACCAAGGGACGCGCCAAGGGTTGTGTCGGAATTTGAAGCGGCTGTGCTGCTAGAACCGATAGCCATATGGCTCATCGCCGTAGGTGTGCCGACAATGCGCGAAGCAATGTGCGTTTTACCTGTTCCCACAACAAGATTTTTGATCTCGCGGCGGTCTTTGATTTGGCCATCGGGGCCAGTGATTTCGACGACTACGTCGCCAATAACTTTGAGTTGGTCGTTTAGCATGGGAGCTCCTATGAAAATGTTCGGGATTCACCGACGTAGTCTTCTGCGAAGTATGACAGATCGCAGTAACTTTGGGAAGACAAAATACCACTGCTGGCCAAAGATACCGAGTCGGCTTTGTTCGCATCCCAAGCCCTCGTGCTAGTGTCAGAAGTGAAGACAACGTTCGTAATGTACTTAACGGTCTGGTAGGTCACACCATCCACCAAATCGGCGGTGTCGTTCATCGCGAAGCCGTCAGTAATGACTCGGCCAATCGTCTTCAGTAACGTTTCCGATGTAGCTACAGAGTTTGTCAAACCCTTCGCGACTGATTTTACCGTGGAGTCTGTGTGACTCAAGCTGTCAGTCAAACCTTTTTGTATTAACCATCTAGGGGTGTCAGGGACGGATATGGTCTCAAAGTTCCCTTTTGTCAGATGCGTCGTCGCAAAGTCTGTGCTGCCAAACGAGCTAGACACAGGCCGTTGAAACGTAAATGACGAAGCGTCTGTAAATCCAAAAGAGGTCGCCAATGGACGGGCAAAGGTGTAGCTAAGCGCATCTACCGGCGTAGTCGTATCTGTGAAATTACGAATGTACTCAAGCGTGCGGATAATGAAGTCCGGCAGAGACACACTGTCAGTGTATGCAAGCTGCGTGTCAATACTTGTGATGTAGTCTGTCTGCCCGAACGTATCAGTCAGCGCTTTCTGCGTCGTTCTAAACGATGCGTCAGCTACAAAGACTTCATTGGCAAAGTACTGGAACCGACCAGACGTATCAAGGTACGCCGCGGGTACCATAACGATGTAGTTCAGGTTAGCCGCAGGTACTATCACAGTCACCGATGCACCAGCAACGACAACAGAAGTAGCAGCAGCTAAAAGTGCAGCCGAAGTCTCGGCTACAGGCGCTACGATGACGACGCTTGCCCTTGCTCTTGTAACAGCCGTGGAAGCCGCTAGAGCAGTTTTGACAACCGTCACGCCCATTAGAAGTCCTCGCGCAGCTTAAACTTCAACAAGTCGTAAACAGTTTGGATTGTTCCGTCAACAAATGTGATCTGGATTTCGCCTTCGTAGTCGCCAGCTTCGCCCAACAACATAGCAGGAGCAGAAGCAGGGTAGAACGCAACTTGGCCGTTAGCGCCGTCAGTCACGGAGCCAGTCACAGTAGCAGTCAAGTCCGCAGAACCAACTGCTCTAAATTTAAGCAGTACAGTAGCGCCAGTGAGCGCAATCGCATTGCCTGTGATTTCATCGGTGATGTTGCAGACTAACGCAGGTTTGGTGTCGCCCTGTACGAGTTTAATTTTCTCGGCCATGTGTCACCTCAGATTTTAGGCGCTACGCCTGTTGTACCAGCCATCTCAGTTGTCAGTGCAGCTTGGAATGCTGCGTAGTGAGCCTGTGCGCGTTGAGCGTTACCAGCGTATTCGCTGTCCTTGGTGTAGGCGCGGTACAAGATGTAGTCGGCCAAGACGTTGCCGTAGATGTCAGGCAAGCTGATATTACCTGTCACAGCCGTGTATAGAGCGCCGTCAGCGGGCTCCGTGATGTCAGTTGGATAGGCAGAGTACACAATCTCCACAGAAGCGCCTGTAGAGGCTGCTGGTGGGTATACGTAGAACACCTTGGGGTCACGAGCATCGTACATGTAATGCAGAATCTCTGTCACGCCAGCGAGGTTGTACCAGTTGGGGCTCTGTGTGTCCAAGATGTTACGCACGGTCATGCGAACAGAACGCTTAGTACCGGCGGTATTACGGATCACGTCGATGAGTTTGGAGCCGTTCGTAGGAACAGCTTGTTTCGCCCCTGCAACTAGAGCCACAGTGGCATTAGTCACCATAGAGTCAGGACGGTACAAGACCACTTCACGCTGACCATCATTGAGGTAGCGCACAAGTTCAGCCACTGGCCAGCGCACAGACGTGTTGTCCTGCATTGTCTCAACGGCGCGACGAATAATGGATTGAGCTGAAATGGGCATGATTTACCTCAAGCGAAAGGACGATAGCGAACGCGCATAGAGCCACGGATTGACCCGTAGTTACCATCGATGCGAGCGGAATTGATTTGTCGTGCTACGGAGTCCATCAGTTGCTGGGCTCGAGCAAAGTTTGTAAAGGGTTGATCGGGAATCTGCATCGCACGGGCGATCGCGCCAGAGGCAACTGCGTCACTCCACATGTTAAACAGGTCATCGTCCAACTGAGTTGCAGTCATCGAAGGACGTAAATTAACAGCCACCACGACGGTGTATTTGCCATCAGGTGGAGGAGACAGTTTCAGCGTCAATACATTGTCAGTACGGTCAGTAAAGAAACCGCGTGGCTTTGCTTGTGCTGTAGGCATGTCGTTGCGAGTAGCTTCGTACAAGCCGGGGGAAAGTTCTCGCCCATCGAGCGCAACACTCATCACGCGGTCAATGTCGTGGTTTGCGGTGGGTGGGTCTAAATCGTACTGGGTTACACCAGCGACAGTTTTGAATGAATCAAGGTTCTGGCGCAGGACTAACGAAGACTCAGCAAAGTCAATCGCAGAACTGACCAAAACCTGATTCACCAAAGGCTCCGAGCAGCCGGGTAAATACGGCAAGATTCTGGAATAAAAAACGCTCAGAGGTTGCATGATGTACCTTATTCGGTAGCTTGTGTGAGGCCAACTTCTGGCTCACCGGTAACTTCAACAGATTCTAACAGTTGTGTTTTACTTTTGCGAGTTTTTGTTGTAGCAGCTTCGGCCACAGCCAAATTGGAATGCTCGTTAGTCAACAAAACACCACGATCGGTCAAAACCCAGTCTTGGTCATCCAAACGGGCAACAATAACGATCTCACCTTCAATGTAAACACGGATTTTATTGTTCAGGATTTCGCCACCGAGACGTTCCATCAGTTCAAGAGCGGTCATATTATCTCCAAGGTTAAAACAAAAAAGGGGCCCGAAGGCCCCCTCTTTATACCACTATCAGGTGGCTGAGCCAACAATAGCAGTTACCATGGCTTCAGGCTTAACAACCTTGCGGCCATAAACAGCCAAACCGCGGACGATGTCGCCGAAGTCAGTCTGGTTACGCAGGGGTTCTGTCTTGTTAATGGTCATCGCGAAGGAAGTGGCATGCTTAGTACCAGCAACCATCAAACGACGGGCCTTAGCGTTAGAGACAGCGCCACCAGTAGAGGTAGCAGACAAGCCAGCAACCAATGCCTTACCTGCTTCGCCGCGTGGCAACAAGTTAGACACATAGACGTTGAAGCGATCCAACATACCGATCTTGCCGGTACGGATGGTGCTTGACTGGTCGCCAGTGAAGTACGCCTGAGCGATGTTAGATTGCATCAACAGGTGACGATCGAATGGGCTGAGAACCAAGAAACGGCCATCTTCAGGAACGTTCTGCTCGTCCAAGACTGTAGACATGCGAAGAATGCACTTCAACACGTTTTCAGGAGTAGCTTGGTCGATAGGAGCAACGTCTGTACCCAAGTTGTAGGCAGCAGAAATCTTACCGGCAGTAGCGCCTTCGTTTTGAGCAGCAGGGCCTTCGGTCACGAAGCTGTTGAAGAACACTTCGTTTTCGATGGAGATTTTCAACTGCTTGGCAGCGTCTTCTGTGAACATGTTCATCAAGTTCATGTCGGACTGATAGGCCAACACATCATTGACTTGCACGCCGAAGTACTTGCCCTTGTTCACTTGCATATCTTGGAAGATAGGAGTGGGGACTTCGTACGACAAAGACTGACCAACAGTGTAGTCAGAGATGCTGATGGAAGGAGCCAAACGAATACGGACGGTATCGCCTTGGTTCTTCAATTCGCCTTCGTAGTCAGTGTTAGTGACTTCAGACAACATGGTGTTCTGGTAGAACTTAGCCAAAAGTTTGCCTGACCACAGCGTGGGGATAAAGGCACCAGAGTAAGAAGGGTTGGTGTCAAATGCACCAGAGCCCGTGACGGGAAAAACAGCAGGCATTTTAAGCTCCTAAATAAAAAACAGGTTGGGTAAATGCTGCCTTCAGAAATTACGCTCGAACGCGACCTTCTCTGTAAGCGGCATCAATTTCAGCTTCAAGTTTCATTGCCTCATCGCGCTGCCCTTTTGCGCTCAGTTCAACAGACTTCTGGAACATCTTCTGGACTTGTGCGTCCGTGTATGTCTTAGCGGCTGGGGAAACTGGTGCAGTAGCTGCAGAACGCTGCGGCTGGATTTGTTTTTCAAGCTCAGCGGCTTTATCGCTTGGTTGCTCTGCAGGGGCGATGCTCGCTTTGAACATCCCAATGTAGTGTGCAACGGCTTCGGCATCGCCTTGGTTGAACGCTTCTTGTGCGACAGATTTTCGTGGTGCTCGGAGCAGAGGGTCAACCTCGTTCAGCCAGCCAATCCAACGTTCGTCGGCGTTAACTTTCTGAAAGTCTGGTACCAAACGGTACAGACGTTGCTCAAAGGATGCCTCTGATACTTGAGAGCCGGTTGTATTGAGCTGCTCGCGCAGCTTTTCATTTTCGGCTTTCATAGCGTCGAGTTCACCTCGAAACTCTGCTGCCACTTCGCGGGCAACCTTGCGTTGGACTTCAATCAAGTCCTCACCAAATGCTTGAACATCAGCATCCGTTACCAACTTCTCGACTTTCGCGGGCTTTACAGGCTCGACTGGCTTGGTCTCTGCGGCTTTGCGGAGGTTGTCCACTTGGCTTTTAAGATCACGCAGGTCGGCGTGCAATCGAGGCACTTCAGCGTCATACATACCCTTGAGGGTCTTATATTTCTGCTGCCATGTCTCTTCCGGTACTTCCGGTTCAGTTGGCTTTGGCGTTGGCTCAACAGGTTTTGGCTCAGCTGGCTGAGGCTGTGGGTCTTGGGGAGGCTCTGCTGGCGTTGGGTCGGGTTCTGCGGGTGCAGGATTGTTGCCCTCTGCGAGCTGCTTTTCCAGTGCTTCCAGTTCTCTTAACTGCGCTTCTACTTGTTTTGGCAATGCCATTCAATTCTCCTAAAAGCTCCAACTCTGCTTAGGGCTCCTACTTCGGTCTGCCGTCCACATAATGGTTTGCTAGGACTACAAAAATCGGGTCATTTGACCCGGTCGAGAATCCCGGTCGATTTTTCAACCGACTCGAGAAAATCTGCTAAGACCTCTGCGCGACCCTGTAAACGGTGGATTAAAACTGAGTCTTCGGCTAGGACAAGGGCGTCTTTCGTCTGCTCAAGTTTCTTGCGGAACAAGTCCAGCAAGGCTCCGTTTTCGTCCAGCTTGCAGCGCTGTAGCGCAAACATGTGCTGGCGGTCAGGCTTTTGGCCTATAAAAATCTTCATATGTCGTATTTATACCACTGACTTTTTTAACAGTCAACAATATTTAAATTCCATTTGGTCGTGGGGACATCATATTCCCTTCACGTCCGCCTACTTGGCTACCATCTGGGAGCATGTTCTTTGGCGCTGGGCCTGACGTCATACCACCACCGGGCATTCCGGGAGCCATGCCTGCATTCTGCAACTCGCCCATGATCGCTGCCAACTGTTCTTGCAACTGAGCGATGGTCTGCTGTTGCTGCTGTACAACACTTAGCTGCTGACGGTCAGGAACGATCCGGTCAATGTTGCCGCTCAGGTGTTTAGCTTGGTCGCGGAGCAACTCTGCAGTGCCATCCATACCAACGATCTGCTGCGCAACAGGGCTGTTCAAAACAACCTGCAAGAACTCGTTACGGCGAACCGCTTCGGCTTCTTTAATCACGAGGCTAGACGCACCAGTCGCAACAACGTTCACGTCGCCGATCAGGTCAGGGTCTTTGCTGTAGCGCAAGTTGTCTTGGTACAAGCGTTCGATGGCTGGCGTGATGACGTTCTTGTCGATGTTGCTGATAACCTGCTTGATGCCCTTGCCAGCGTTGGAGATCAACATGGACAAGCCAGATGATGTACGTCCTGCGCCGGGTGTGTTCTCGCCAGTCATGTAGCGAGGAATCATTGTGTCTTCGTCAGCGCGTGCAGAGAATTTCTCAAACACAGCCATCAATTCGTTGGCATTACTCTGGGGTTGGAAGAACGTGATGGGAGGTGAATTGTCACCGTAGTCAGAAGACGAGAACTGCCAAATCTTCCATGGGTGCATGTCTGTGATGTCTTCGCCTGATGGCAAGCGAGAGATGTTGATACCAACTTGTGGGCCAGAGCTGATACCCATGTTGTTCGCAAGTGCGCGGCCTGATGCGTTCACCATCGCTTGTGCGTCACGGCACAAGTCAGTCACGCCTTTACCGTCTACTGAACCGGGCAGGTTCTCATAGCTTGTGAGGTAGTAAGGCTTGCGACCCAGCGGGTCGTAGTTGAGCACAGCGCGAATGACGGTGCTACCGATGAGCCACACTTCGCATGGGTAGTTCAGTGCTGGGTCAGGTATCTCTTTAGGAGTCAGGCCCCACTCGAGCAGCAAGCTACCTTTGACGGAGTCCCACAACTGCAGAGCGTCGATCAAGTCACCGGAAATAATTGCCTCAGTGACGTACTTGCCTTCAGCTTGCGCTTTCGATGCGTCAGACCACAGCCACTCTTTCATGCCCGATGTGGAGAAGTCGTTGAGCACTGTACGAATAGCGTCGTTGTTGTAACCGGGCACGTCTATCAGTGCTTGCAAGTCATCCGCTGTCATGCGGTGACGCTCGATCACATAACCATCGCCCAAGTTCCATGACCATGGAGCCCAGTACAACATGAACGGATCAACACGTTCCCACTCGTTGCGAATCTCTTCGACGGGAACCAACTCGTTGTTCTGCCACTTCAGGGTCTTGCGCTTGCGCTTGATCGGGCCCTTCAGTACAGCGTATGGGAATGTAACGATGTCATCCAAGAATTCGTTGAACGCTTTATGCCAGCCGCCTTCATGCAACTGGTCTTCCATCTTACGTTCCATGCGGGCTATGCGGTCTGCGGACATCTCGCGCATCTCACGCTCAGCTTCGTCTTTCATCTGCACGGCCATCGTGCGAAGTTCTGAGGGACTAGGCTGCATGCCGCCTTGCTGCAAGTGAATCGCCAACTCATTCGCCAGTCGTGCCTGCAATTCCTGCATGATCTCGGGAGGCATATCTGGGTTTGGCGTCGCTGCGATTGCCCAAGGTTTGTCGGAGCCAGAACCTAACAACGTGTCCCGCAACCAGCTTGTCGCTGCACGGCACTTAACTGAGGTTAGATTTATGTAGATATCTGAGCCGCCCTGCTCCTTGATCTCTTGCAATTTGT